ATAACAATAGGAGCCACCTTCATAAAACCTTTCTTTGTTGACGCCTGTGCCGAACGATACACTACATCTGCCTTAGGATGAAGAAAGAACTCATCCAAAAAGATATGCATCGCACGAAACGCTTCCAATGACTGAGGGCTGTCCACCGTGTCACGGGTAATAATCTTTGAGTCAAGTCCAGAGATTGCTCCTGTCTTTTGATCCAACTGACCCATATGCAGGTAACCGCTCTGACGTGTACTAATAACCGAAGGTCGGATGTAATCGTCCAATCCATCATAGATTACACGAGTTTTATCCTTGAACATTTCCTCGAGTCGCGTTTTATCCGCGGAGGTGAGCAGAGAAGTAGATCCGGGATTCGTCAATGATATCCAAACAGGAATCACGCCACCAAAGGTCAGAGACAAACCTGCCTCACGTCGTTTGGTAACCATCAAATCCCAATATGTATTTCGGGCTTCGTCGTAAGATTGGTAGATCAAATCGTCCAAGTCACGCCAAATAGGTTTGATTCTGAGACCCGTGGCTTCCTTGATTGTAGCCTGACTCAGAAAGAAATACTGAGCACCCGTCAATCCAAATCGGCCGGTGCGCCAGAATTCCATCTCAGTGTTCCACCAGATATCCTTTTCTTTTCGAGTAGCATGTGGGCTAATCAAATGTTTAGCCGCCCAATCCTCGTAGACAAACTTTGAACTCTTCTGTTTAGTTAGGATTTCCATTATTTTTTCTTACCTGCCATGCGATCGATAAACGATACTTCGCTATCGACTACTTCCTCGGAAGGATATGCCTCTAGTTGGGCGAGTTTCAGACTCTTATTGATTTTATCCCCTGCCTGTAGCAACTGGAATAAAGCCTTGTAGTAAGGGTCATCTAAATCAATCTCTTTGCTTTTTACTGCATCCATCAACTGACGGGATGCGGATACCAAAGTTCCATAGAAATCTTTGGCTGGGTCAAACATCTGAACTTGAATGCGTTCAATCGCTTCGTCCTCAGTTATGTTGACCTTTTTGAGAAACGCTTTTAGTTTGTCCATTTTTTATTTCAGTAATTGTTTTCTTCAACTGTTCAATTTGTTTTTGAACTCTGTTTGCTTCGATAGGATTTTGCTGTTGGTTATAGTAATCATGCCACGCTACCAATTCCTCTAGTTTTTTAAATAGTGATTCTAAGTTATTCATTTTTATTCATCTGATCGTATAGTTTATCCAAATACCACTTGGCTTTAGCAATGTCTTCTAAACCATTCTTTTCCTCGCATCTCCAAAGATACTTAATAATATTGCCTGTGCAATAGGCTTCTAAGCCTGTTTTGTTAATTGTAGCCGCCTCGATCGCATCAATGCACTCTACCTTCCCGTTCTTATAATAAGCGGGATTTACCTTTTCTTCAAAACTCATGTCAAATAATTAACTTTAAAATAAAAAGTACGGTGGTTCCAATAAACCCGTACTTGTAAAACTTCATTGCCTGGTCCTTGCGATCAATGACCCCGTTTAAACGAACGATCTCGTACTTGCAGGTGTCCAGTGCCTTTTTGTAATTTGGAACGATTGTGTCCTTGTACAAACTCAATTGCTGACTGTCTAATAGAATGATGGTCTTCAGACTTACCACTCTCTCTCGAGCCTTTATTCCTTTGAGAAATTCATTATTCAACTCCTTTAAGGGTAAGCTGTCTACTGATTGTGAGTAGATATTTTGTGCCATCAATGTCAGGCATAGTGTCAATAGCAATTTGAATTGTGTCATATTTTAAATTGAGTTGTTCGTAGACTTTGTATTCCTCGTGCTTCAGCCGGTCTAGTGAATCTATTTTGCTGAATACGACTTCGTTGTGCTTTTCAATTGAATCCAAATAATGTAGGATTTCACTTTTAGTATCTGGCTCCTTCTGAAAGAACATCTGATACCCCAGCAAACCAATTAAGATCGCCAGTAAAATTGGTGTAAGAAACTTCATGATTTGTGCTTATAACTGGCAACGGCATAGCCCAATAGCCATAGAACTATACAGAAAATTACTCCAAATAAAAACCCTTGCGTCATTTTTTCTTTGCTGTTTTTGCAGACTGGATGAATGCTTTGTTTGTCGGAGCACCTTTTGTCCCCGGCTTTCTCATCTTCTCGCCACTCCCGGCTGCAATACGCTTCTTCTTAGCGTTTATGTTGGCGTACAAACCCTTTTTCATCCTTGACCTCTATTTGCTTTACGATAGTTTTTACTTGACTTGAGTTTGCTGTTTTTCTTTTTAGAAACCACACCCGGGCGACTACGCTTGGCTTTTGGTTTCCACTTCGCTAATTCTTTTGAGGGTTTTGCCTTGCCTGCCATTACTTTTTCTTTGGTCTTTTAGAAGCACTTATTGCTATAGCGAGAACTTGTTTCTTACTCCTTGGATTTTTACCTCCAGGTTTTGCATAAGCCTTGTTCTTTTTCATCAGTTCTCTGGCGTTTTGTGAAACACTTTTCCCGAGTGGCATTACTTTGTTGATTTAGCCGTTGATTTCTTAACGGGCATGCTTTTGCTTTTTGCTTTAGTCATTGGTTTAGCTGAAGCAGGTTTGGTTGATTTCATACCGCCAGTCTTTGCTTTTTTTGCTTGTTCTCTTGCTTTGTAAGTTGGATAATATGGGTTTCTTACCATGCTATCCATTTGCTTTCTCATTGTTGGCATAATATCAACATCAAGACCACTAGAGAATTCCATACCTCCCACTTTTTTAATAGGGGCTTTGTTGAGTTTAGCAATATTTTTATCTAAACGTTTTCCAACACCCTCAAATTGAACTGAGTCTTTAGCCGTGTAACCTTTCTTTGGAGGCGAAGGTTGCATTTTTTTGGTCGATTTATTTATAACTTTTTTCATTACTTCTTTTTCATTTTTGGAAACATCATTTTTCTTTCTTCTCAACCTTTTTGCCTTCCACTTTCTCGTGCTTTTTCATAGCGGGTTTAGAAGCATATTTTTCCATTCCTCCGTACTCAGAAATCTTCTTAGTAGCGGCTTTTTTTATTGCTTTTTTCATTTCTTTGGTTTGTTTTTCTTAACTTTTACTTTGCCACCTTGTTTGGGAGTCTTGGCATTCATCTCCATTAACTTTTGCGGAACAAAATTACAGTTAAACATTAGCACTTCCATCTTTTACGGGCCTGTCTCAGTCTTGAATTAGGATCTGAGGCCGCCTTGGGAAAATCTTTCATCTGCCCTGCACTACGAGCACAATAAGACTTGCGTCTTTTTGCATCTTTACTCCCTGCCTTTACCTCGCCAGTCACTGCGGTTTTTAATTTAGAGCCAGGATTTGCTTTTTTATAGGCTGCTACGCCCTTTGCCGTCATACCCGCCCCCTTTTTAGTAGGGAGGTAGTTGGCACTTTTGCCTTTTGTAGTCTTCGGTATGGGATTATCCTTCGCCATCAGACTTCTTTCCGAAGAATTTGTCAGCACTAGCCAAACCCAAACAACCGAATGCTAAAGCAGCAACAGCGTTCACCAATGATTCAGCAGGAGCAAAGTGAGCCTCAGTAAATGAGTTTTCATACATGGTGATGCACAACATCAAACCAGCAACGATTCCTACGAATCTCTTAGACGATGGTTTGCCCTTTTCGTCAGTAAACATTCCGCTAATAAATCCAATTAATTTTTTCATATATCAAAAATATAACTTTGAATTCAATTTACAAATTATTTTTTGTACAAACGGTAGTACTCAAAATCTGATTTTCCACCATTTTTTCTGTACGCTAACCACTCATCATAGATCGGTCCCGCTAACTTGGCCTCTTCTGAAGGGGCAGTAGTTGTATCTAAGCCAATTTCCACCATGCGCTGTACGAAAACTTCGTTCTTTTTTTCCATGACTTCTACTTTAGCCTCAGCGTTTACTACCGCTTCTTTTAACTCTGCCTTTTCTACAACTTTTGTTTCTACCAATTTCTCCCCTTGCTTCTTAGCGACAGATGTAACTTCAGAGGCCATTTTCATGTTGCTCTCGACATTTTTCAACATCTCCTCAATCTCATCGACATTGGGAGAGTTTAAAGCCTTTACCGGGAAAATTAATTCTCCTAGCAAAAACAAGGCGCAGAATATAATTAGTACGTGTTTCATAACTTCTTAACAGTGTTGATGATTCTCAATTCAGTAATGGCGGCAGCGAGGGCGGAGTCAGATTTCTTTAATGCTGAACTCATCCTGTCTACCTTTATTTCCAATGCTGTGATCTTTGCATTTGCATTATCAATCTGTGCTGAATAACTGGTCTTTACATCGTAGTACAAATACGAAACAGCAACTAACATACAAAATGCTACAGCAGCAATCGGGTTCTTTTTGAATTGTTCAAACGAAACCGGCAACGCATTGGGCGTCTTCTTAATGGCGGTCATTGCGTATAGAAACTTAAATGGTGATCTGCTCTACGTTCTCAGCGCCATAAATGACAACCAATGCATCGTACACTGAATTTACCAATAAGTCTTCTGCCGGGATAGTCTCGTAAGAAACAACACTCAACTCAAGGTTTGAGAAGGTAGTGTTGAAATCCTCGATTCCTTGGATGGGGGCTTTGCCTTCTACTATCGATTGGGTACTTGCGTAAACAAGTGTTGCAATCTGGGCAGGGATAACGCCATCTTTCTGGCTCTTAACATCAGCGTAGCCTTCGGCTATTACAACAACTGATCCTGATGGGATGGTCAATCCACTCGTGAGATTAACCAAGGTATTTATTTGTATGGCTTGCATGGTTCAAATATAATTAATTTGTTGGAGGAAATGGTGGTGCAGGTGGCGCGATGTATTCACCCTCTGGCAGAGTCAAAATCCAGTTCCATTCTGTGTTGTTTACGATGTCCGCTTTGTCCTCTTGTGAGAGAAATAAGTACCAAACACCATTGATGTCCGCTACGCAATTAAAAAACTCATAGGGCGTATAAAACTGACCTTGTACTTGTGTGTATTCTGATTCTGTGAGTGTATATCCTATTGACATAATTTAAGATTATTGATTATTTCTTTGAATGTATTGCTGTCATAACTGCCTCTCGCTTTGTTTGCCCATACACAAACGAATTGAACGTTGCCTTCTTCATAACCCAAGTCATTCTGTATTCTGTCCAAAGATAATAAATATGGATTAGATGTCATTTCACGTTTTTCATTATATGTCTTGGGGCAAAGTAAACCCCCACCAGTCAAAGCACATTTATAATTTTGCGATTCTAAAACGCTTTGCAAGTACTCGATACTTACATTGAACGAGTAATTTCTTGACTTTGCATTATACCTCCATCTACCAAACAAAGCATTGTGAATGTCTTTAGTTCCGCCCTTATTACAATTCCTTGGTTGGCGTTTTCCATTTGCCCATGCTTTTACCGAGGACGACCCACTTCCTTTCAACCTATCAATACCATTTCTATCTAATAATAAAATTACCTTCTCATTAGATACCTTGTACTTTCTGACTAAATCTGTTTGAGTTGCTCCATTTCTATAATCCTCACACAAAGTATCCTCGTATTCAAACTTTAATTGTTTGATGTTGGCATACATTTCAGATTTACCCATCATTGGTACGCCTTGCATTTTTAACACCCTGCGAACTCTGTCGGTGGTTGCGTTTAAGTCAGTTGCAATTTGTTGTACGGTTTTCTTTCCATAGTTGCTAACAATGTAGTTAGCATCCAATGGTTTCATTGTTGACCATTTATTTCCCATAACACAAAGATACAACAGTGTAAGCATATTATCAAGGGGCTATGGCTCTAGAAAGGGTGGTTTGAAACGCTTGTACTGCGGTGTAAAAGTTGGATGCTTGGGTATCGGTTAAGCCGTCACCGATGGATGCAAATGCACATTGACGGCTTGAAAATTGAGTTGTTGGACTACTTGCCGCTATATATATATTAGAATTTGCTAATACACTTGTTCTTGAAGTAGTATTTGTTGCTAAAATAATTGAATTTCTAATTATTTTATTTGATGTTTGGCTGCTTCTATTAGCAATATAAAATGCTTGTGAATTTTCAAATGAATTTGATTGAGCAGTATCGGTTGGATAACTATAAAGATGTGATAATGAACCCAACCCTGTGTAACTACACGCTAACAATGCACCATATGGGCTAACATATCCTCCAATTTCAAAAGCATTTACAACTATAGCGTTAGTCCTTGAGTAAAATGATAAATGACAACTATCGTTTGATAAAACTGTGCTTTGATTTAAGGCAGTGTCCATATAAGCACTCGTTCCATTAGGCGTTACGCCCGTACTCGCAAAAGTCCAACCACTTGTAAAAGTACCCGTGAAACTTGAGGATTTCAAATTCTGCGCACACGCAGCAGCCGAACTGCCCACCATAGGATAAACTGCTTTCATAGCCGTCCATATACCTGCGGCTTTCAAATCAATCGTTAATTGATTGACTGCATTGGCTTCGGTATTGGTCAAAGTTCCACCTGCTGTATACACTCTATCAATGTATGCCTGTGCATCAGCATCGCTTACGATTTGCGCACCTACTTGGCGGTTTAAGGTTTGGTTGAAAGTTTGTACTGCGGTGTAAAAGTTGGATGCTTGGGTATCGGTTAAGCCGTCACCGATGGAACTAAAAGCGCATTGTTTTGTTGACCAATTGGGAGATGAAGTAAAATTATGAGCACCTAACCAAATTGT